GGATACTATTTATACAGGGCAATAACAACATACAATCAAGGGTATAAATTTGAAGCTATTGTGCATTTAATAAGTTCGATCTTTTCTATAGGACAAGCTTTTCCAGCTGCAGGGGCTGGGGTTATGGCAACTAAAACGTTGTTCATTAGAGCAATTACTTCGCCATTACAAACTATAGGGAAAATGTTAGTTAAGTCTCAAGGATTAGTTAAATCATCAGCGGAAGGATTAACATCAAATGTAATTAAAATGTTTAGACCCGGGTCCACATCAGATAAATTAGAAAAAGCTGCAGAACTCCTCAAAACAAACCAGTCATTCATGTTTGATGCTATGAGTTTACTTAAACAAAAATTAAAAGAAGGAGAAAATTCTCCTTTTGTAAAAATGTTAAATGAAGTGATGTCAGCTAAAGGACAAAAATTTGACATTAATGATATTGAAGGTTTAACAGAACAAGCAGAAATTATTATGAAATCACTTGTTGATAGTACTGGTACTAATGTTAAAAGAGGTGAGAAAAAATATGAAATTGTTAAAAATCTAATTAACGCTTCTGAAAAAGCAAATATGACTGATGTTACTAGTGCAAGAAGCCTTATCGATGCAATTGATATGATTAAAGGTTCTTCTAAAAACTTTGTTAAACATGCTGAAAGACTAAATATTCAACAAGGTAAGTTTGATGAATTGCTTGATTTAGCACAAAAAGAAACTTTATCACAAGATGAAGCTGCTAATTTGTACAGAGAATTAGTAAAGTCAAGAGATCTTTATGAAGAAACTTTACAAGTCAACGAATATTTTAAATATTCAAAATTAAATTATGACAAAGATCCTTTTAAGTTTAAACCGGATGATTTAGCTACAAGACGATTTAAATCAGAACCTGACATAGAAGTAAAAGATATGTTTGGTCGCACTGAAAAAATATCTGCACCTGGAAGTTTTGCTAATCAACTTAAGTACATGGATGATCAGATACTAGCTTTGGAAAAAAGATTTGATATATCACAAGAAGCAATTGATGCAGCAGCTCCACAAATTAAAAGACAGGCAATGGTTGTTTTAAGCGCAAAACGTGCATTAAAAACAACAGCTGATGAATTTGCTGAGTCTTTCTTTGATATTGCAAAAAATCATGCTGATGATTTTTCAAAAGAATTTTGCAATGACTTAAGTAATATATCGGGTTATGATGTAATAGGTCCTTTGCCAGCAAAGCCAGGTGAACCTCTGAAATTGGCAGTTAGGAAAAAAGACGGGATACCTTTTAGCGATTGGGTTAAGTCAGCAGATATCAAGGATAATTTAATTGATGATTACTTAAAAGGTATCGATATTAAAAAATCAGGAATGTCTCCGGCAGAATTACTTGATATACAAGATGATATACAAAGAAGAGTATCCGGATATGAAGCAATGCCTCAAGGATCAAAAGATAATTTTATTAATTCATTAGTTGATAATAGTGAATATCAGCTTAAACAAAAATATGCTGAAACAGAAAGTCTTGTTGATGAATTGAATTTTGATCAATTTATTTATGAGCATGTAAGATCTAAAGGTAAATCACTACATGAGGTTTTGCAAGACAACTCTGCATTAAATAAAGCACATAATCTAGCAATGGAAGAGACAAAAGTAATTCAAACTATAAAAAATGATTTTTTACAACAGGCTAAAGGTGCTGACACGGGAACTGCTGCTTATTTAGCAAAACAAAAAATGTATGATGATTATTTCTACATGATGGATACAGGCAGAAAAAAAGACGGAAATATTACAGACTTTGACAAAACAATATCAAATTTTCACTATTATTTGTCAGAAAAGTCTATACTCGCAGAATTTTGGAAAGAATCAATTCCTAATAGATACACACTGTTTATTAAAAAGTTAGGATTTAACTTGTTAAGTGATCCGGTTGTAGAATTTATTAATGATGACTTTACTTCATTTGGCGAGCTAGAAATTATAGATGATAGTTTATTAGACTCTTTAAATGATGCAGCAAATGCAGCTATTGATATGATCCCTTCTTCTGAAGAATAACTTCCTAATAATAATGTAAATTAGATTTAAATGTTGTATTATTATCTTAAAGGAGGTGATATGGCTAGAAAAAAATCTAAAAAAGAAGTGGTAGCTATCCAGGATGATTTTACATCAGACTTAATCAAGTCGCTTAATAAAGATCATGGGACACGTATAGCTTATAATTTGGCAGAAGATGAAAGTCCAACGCATGTTAAACGATGGGTTAGCACTGGGTCAAAATTATTTGATTACATATGTTCAAATAGAAAAGATGGGGGTTTACCGGAAGGACGAATAGTTGAGATATTTGGCCCTCCGTCTATAGGGAAATCACATATAGCAACACAGCTAGCAAGAAGCACCCAACAGATGGGAGGCATTGTTGTTTATATAGACACAGAAAATGCAACGTCAGTTGAAAATTTGCATATGTTAGGTGTGGATGTGTCAAGAAGATTTGTGTATGTAGATACACATTGTACAGAAGAAGTTCTGTCTATTGCAGAATCTACAATTTTAAAGGCAAAAGCATTAAATAAAGATGTCCCACTAACTATAATATGGGACTCAGTAGCCGCTTCATCCCCTAAAGCAGAATTGCTTGGCGACTACGACAAAGAGACTATTGGTTTACAAGCTCGAGCCATATCAAAAGGGATGAGAAAAATTACAGGAGTAATAGGACAAACCAATAGTCTCTTTGTCATCCTTAATCAAATAAGGACAAAAATTGGTGTAATGTATGGAGATCCAACTACAACTCCTGGTGGTAAAGCTATCCCTTTTCACTCGTCTATACGCGTCAAATTAGGTGCTGGTCAACAAATCAAAGATGGCGATGATGTTGTGGGAATTCATGTTTCCGCAAAAACAATAAAGAATAAGGTCGCGCCGCCTTTTAGATCAATAAACTTCCAGATACACTTTGGTAAAGGTATAAAAGAGCATGAAGAGATCTTTGATGTATTAAGAAAGCATGGTGAGGATACAATCTTAGACCACTACATAGCAGAAGTTGCAGGTGCTGGGCAGTGGAAAACATTCAGTGTTACTGATACAAACACTGGAGAAGTATTCATAGAAAAGAAATTTAGAAAAGCTGTCTTTAATGAGTTGCTAGACAACAAAGAATACAGTATATACACAGATGCCTTATTAGAAAAAGCAATGGTTAAAGTAATGGGTGATCCGGAATCTGTTGATATTGATACTGAGTCTTATGAAGAGGTAAGAGCTTTGGGTGAAGAATTAGATGCTACTTTATTTGAGTAAGAAAATTATTAAAAAAATTATTAACATAGTAAGTAAAGATACTAATCAAATTGTTAAAAAAAAAGATAATCAGGAAAAGATAATCAATAAAGGTGATTTGATTAAATTCAATAACTACGCTAAAGAAAAACAAAAAAGAAAAGATCGTCTTTACGGTAAATGTAAAAATCCTGGTTGCAAATGTGATATAATGTTTAAAGAAAACTTTATAGGTCTAGTAACAAATGTAGATCATAATCTTATAGACACAGTATGGCCTAGCAATTTTAAGTTAACAGTGTCAAAGTATGATGTTGATAAAATAAGCAAGGAGTAGTAATGAAAGATAGACCGATTATGATAATTGACGGTTTAAATTTATTTATGAGACACTATTCTGCTCATCCTGCAATGTCAAAAAATGGCGAACAGGTGGGTGGTATAGTTGGCTTTATAAATGGTATTAGATACTTATGCGAAAAAATAGGACCTTCTGAGATCTATGTTATTTGGGAAGGACAAGGATCTGCTAAAAAGCGTCACCTTTTTAGAGAATATAAAAAGAATAAAAAACCAAAACGACTTAACAGATACTATGATGATATACCTGATTCGTTTTCAAATCAAACAAATCAAGTAAGCTCTATAGTTAAAGCTTTAAGATTTACTCCTATAAGACAACTATACGTTGAAGGTTGTGAAGCTGATGATGCAATAGGTTATATGTGTCGTTATACTTTTAAAGATAGAAGAAAGGTGATCGTATCATCAGATCATGATTATTACCAACTACTAAACATTAATACACTTATCTATTCACCAACGCTCAAAGCATTTGTAAATAAAAATACTGTTAAAGTACGATATAGAGTTTCAGCTGAAAATTTCTGTTTAGTAAAAAGCGTTGCAGGAGATCAATCTGATAACATTCCTGGTGTACGTGGGCTATCATATAAAACAATTGCAAAGTTAGTGCCAGAGACAACGTCGTCACAAGAAGTAACACTAGATGAATTCTTTGAACAAGCAAAAACAATTCACTTTTTAAAGAATACAAAACTAACAGAAAGATTAGTATGTAGTGAGACTTTAGTTAGAAGGAACTGGCGACTAGTTAGACTTGATACTAACAATTTAAGTTTGGATCATATCAATAAAATTAATACAGTTTTTGAGAATGAGAAAGGTGTAAAAGATAAGTTAGGTATGTTAAGATATATTATGAAATTAGGAATTAATTCCTTAAACATAGACAGTCTATATCTATCACTACAATCTCTAACGAGGTGAAAATTGAACGCGAGAATTATGCATACAGAATCTTATTTTTCCCAGTACGGAAAGGATTTTCAAGAAAAAATCTTTCAGTGCTTATTAAACGATCATCGATGGGCAGCACATATGCACGAGGTCATGACTCATGGTTACTTTGAGTTAAGATATCTCAAGTATCTTTGTATGCGTTACTTCGAATATCATCACAAATACAAAACATTTCCTACAATGTCGCTTCTCGTTACAATGATAAGGGACGAATTGAGAGAAGGTAATGACATAATCCTTAGAGATCAGATAATTGAATACTTACATAGAGCTAAGCTCAATCCAAATCCTGGTGATTTAGATTATGTTAAAGAAAAGTCATTAGACTTTTGCAAAAAGCAAGCAATAAAGGCAGCTTTGGAAGAAGCAGTTACTTTAGTTGCCTCAGAAACTTATGAGCCTATTATTAATATTATGAAAAAAGCAATAAGTTTAGGTAACAGTGATACAGTTGGACATGACTTTTTTGAAGACTTTGAAGCCCGTTTCCAAAAAATATCTCGTGTAACATGTCCAACGGGTATCGCGCATTTAGATAAAAAAGAAATTCTAAATGGTGGACTAGCTAGAGGGGAAATCGGTGTAGTTGTTGCACCTACAGGCGTTGGTAAATCTCACTTTTTAGTTCACCTAGGCGCTGCTGCACTTAAAGTAGGCAAAAATGTATTACATTATACATTTGAGCTAAGTGAGTCAGCTGTGGGTATTCGATATGACTCGAATCTTTGTAATATTCCCTCTAATGAGGTAAGAGAAAATAAAGAAAAAATTAAGGAAAAATATGAGGAAGGTGAGTTTGGTAGACTAATAATCAAAGAATACCCCACAGGTTCAGCTTCAGTCATGACAATTAGAAACCATATCGAAAAGTTATCTATGAAAGGCTTTATACCTAGTGTGATATTGATTGATTACGCAGATATTATGAGGTCAACGCGTCAATACGATTCACTTAGACATGAGCTTAAATTAATATATGAGGAATTACGGAATTTGGCTGGAGAACTAAATGTGCCTGTATGGACAGCTTCACAATCAAATAAAGAAGGCTCAGAAAAAGAAGTAGTAGGATTAACAAATATGGGCGAAAGTTATGCAAAAGCACAAGTTTCAGATGTAGTTTTAACATTGTCAAGAAAAGAAACAGAGAAGAGTACGGGAATGGCTAGATTGTTTGTAGCTAAAAATAGAGCTGGTCGTGACGGTCTACTCTTCCCAGTAAAAATAGATACTGCTAGATCTAAATTACAAGTTATTGATGATTTAGGTGCACTTTCTATTGCTGACGCTGTACAATCATCAAACCAAAATTCTAGGTCGCTTTTAAAATCAAAATGGAAAGAAATAACGGGGGAATAGATGACAGACAACACATATAGTCTAGAAAAAGCACAAGAACAAACACTGAAATATTTTGGAGGAGATACTTTAGCAACAAGTGTGTTTCTAAACAAATATGCGCTTCAAGATAAAGATGGCAACTATTTAGAAAGTAATCCTGACATGATGCATGTTAGAATTGCAAAGGAACTGTCACGAATTGAACAAAAATATCCAAATCCTATGTCTCGACATGAAATTTATGAATTGCTAAAAGACTTTAAGTATATCATACCACAAGGTTCACCAATGAGTGGCATTGGTAATGAAACAAAAATTCAATCACTTTCTAATTGTTTTGTAGTAGAGGCACCACGTGATTCATATGCAGGAATTCTTAAAACAGATCAAGAGCTCGCTCAAATTGCTAAGAGGAGAGGCGGTATCGGGTTTGATATATCTACTATTAGACCTCGTGGGTTATCCACAGCAAACGCTGCAAAGACAACAGATGGTATTGAGATCTTTATGGAGCGATTCTCTAACACATGTCGTGAAGTTGCGCAAGGAGGAAGAAGAGGCGCATTAATGCTCACTATATCTGTGCATCATCCACAAGTCATGGACTTTATCAAGATTAAGCGTGATCTAACAAAAGTGACAGGTGCCAATATATCAGTACGCGTAACTGATGAGTTCATGCGTGCTGTTCAAGGAGAGGAAAAATATCAACTTCGCTGGCCAGTAGACTCAGAAAGCCCAGAGGTTTCTGAGACAGCATATGCAGCTGAAGTTTGGAATGCACTTATTGAAGGTGCACATGCATCTGCAGAACCTGGTATTCTATTCTGGGATACAGCAAAAAGAATGACGCCTTCTGACATCTACGAAGAAGAAGGATTTGGGTCTGTATCTACCAATCCCTGCGGAGAGATTATTTTATCTCCTTACGACAGCTGTCGACTTATGCTTATTAATCTTACATCTTTTGTACAAAATTCTTGGACCCAAGAAGCTTATTTTGAATGGGATCGTTATACAAAAGTTGTTCAAAAGGCACAAAGGCTGATGGACGATATGATTGACTTGGAAATAGAACAAATTGACAAAATTCTTACAAAAATTGATAATGATCCTGAAAGCGACGAAGTAAAGTACTACGAGAGAAACTTGTGGAATAATATTAGAAACGTCGCAGTTAAAGGAAGACGAACAGGCTTGGGTATCACGGGTTTGGGTGATTGTATTGCAATGCTTAATCTAGAATACGGTGATCCTTTGTCAATTGACGCAACAGAACAAATTTATAAGCAGTTAGCTTTAAATTCATATGAAACATCAATTCGTTTGGCTAAGGAGCGAGGTGCTTTTCCAATTTGTGACGTTGAAAAAGAACAGGACCATCCTTTTTTAGATAGAGTGATGAGTTTGGTTGACGAGCCTGTTAAAAAAATGTATAAAATGTATGGCAGAAGAAACATTGCCAATACAACAACAGCACCAGCTGGATCTGTATCTTGTTTGACGCAAACAACGAGTGGAATCGAACCTGCATTCATGCTTTATTATAAGCGTCGTAAAAAAGTTCAAGGCGATGAAGAAGTAATGTTTATTGATGATGTAGGAGATAAGTGGACAGAATTTAATGTTTATCATCACAAATTTAAAGAGTACATGGATTGGTCACATTTACCGGGCGAAGAAAATATAGATATGGTAATAAATAACTCTCCATACTTTAATGCTACTGCTAATGAGATAGACTGGAGAGCAAAGGTTGAATTACAAGCCGCAGCTCAAAAATGGATCTGTCATGCAATATCTAATACAACAAATTTACCCGCTGATGTCAATATTGAAACTGTAAAAGATATCTACATGATGGGTTGGGAGACTGGCTGTAAAGGCGTCACAGTTTATCGAGATGGATCGAGAAGCGGTGTTCTTATAAGTGCTGATGATAAACCTGAGGAATTGTATTCACGCGACGATATACCATTTTCTGATGTTTCTGCACCTAAACGCCCTGACGAATTAGATTGTGAAATACATCATGTTAATATTAAAGGTGAAAAGTGGACTATACTTATTGGACTCTTGCAAGTACGTCCATATGAAGTTATAGGTGGTCTAAGTCAATACGTGGAGATACCTAAAAAACATAAGTATGGTAAAATAAGGAGAAGACCAAGAAAGCTGGCGTTGTCCAAATATGACCTCTTTTGTGGTGAAGGTGATGATGAATTTGTGATCAAGGATGTCGTTTCTGTTTTTGATAATCCTAATCATAGTGGTTACACTAGATTTATATCTTTGAGTTTAAGACACGGAGCTCCCATACAATATGTCGTGGAGCAGTTACAAAAAGATAAAGAAGCAGATATGTTTTCTTTTTCTAAAGTTATAGCTCGTTGTCTTAAGAAGTATATACCCGATGGAACTGTTGGAGGCGATAAGGATTGTATGGAATGCGGTGCACAAAATTCTTTAGTATATCAAGAAGGGTGTGTTACATGTAAATCTTGTGGATCAGGCAAATGTGGTTAAGCTAAACTTTAATTAGCGGGAACTTTTTATCTTAGGCCCATAATTATTCTTGTAACGGGAGTAATTATGGGTTCAATGTTTGATATGCTACTTAATCATGGTTCACTAGGTATATTCGCAGCTTTTTTGATATGGTTATATACTAATATGCAAAAGCGAATGGATGAATTAGTTGATAAATTTCAAGGACAGCTAGAAGAGATTCGCAAGGATCAGAAATCTGATCAAGAAATGTTAAGAGTTCGATACGATGATGTAATCGGAAAATATGATACAGAAAGAAAGCAAATGAGACTTCAGATTAAAGATCGTATTGACAAAGTAGGTATGCTATCACAGCAAATAGATCAAAGGACGTCAAATATCTTAGTTAGACAAGAAAGTGGCAATGATGAAATAACTTCTCTTGATAAAAAAATAGAAATAATGGCAGATCATATTAAGATCATGACTGATTTACTTAAGCAAATGGAACAAGAACAAAGAATGAGAAGCTTAGTTAAAATGGCACACGGTGATAATACAATTCCGCCTAAATAAATTTTAAGAAAAATAGTACTTATTGGTATAATTATAAAATAAGCAAAATAATAGAGGCAGATAATGAAAATAAGCAAAAAAAAGTTAATCGAGATTATTAAAAAAATTGGATCTAAATACATCGTATATCCTAAGAAAGGTGGAAAAAGATTAGGGACACATGCAACTAAAAAGAAAGCTTTAAATCAGCTAGCATCAATTGAAATTTCTAAGTCGAAAAATGAAAGTATTGACGAATCTTATGTTAGACGGTACAAATACATTAATCAATCAGATAAATCTAGTGTTAAGTTTGAAGATATAAAATCTCCAGCAAACTTAAACATAAACATATTAAAGGCTCTTTTTGAAAAGTACTATGAAGAAAGCGAAGAAGAAATTATTTCTAGTAAGGATCCACTAGCTTTAACCAAGACAATAACAAACTTTGCAAAAAGAAGACAAATACAGAATTATTATAATTCGTTAGACAGCGATGAACTTTATTCTTTACAAACACAGATATATAAGTCTGGAAGAAATAAACTGCTTCATTTTGTTAATAGTGTTTTAGAAGCAAATCCAGCGACAAGATCTGATTATCCGGGTAACAAACAGCTAGTTGATGCAACAAGAAGAAGTAAACTAGTCTTAACTCCAAATGATTTACCTGAAGCAGAGAACATAACTAATTTTGATGCGATGCCATTCAAATCTGTGTTAAGGGTTGCAAATGATTCTCAAACTGATATTACAGGTATGCCTAAAGGCTCTATTTCGTATGACAAGTATGGTGTTAGAGTAGAAGAAAAGTTAGAAAATACAAAATATTCAGACTATGATCACAAAACAGATCCTAAACAAGGCGAAGATATCCCCAAAAAGTTTGTCGAGTTTATGCCAACAGGCGCTGTATAAAATGTAAATCTTCTTATAATATAGTATTATTATATACATAAAGGAGATATACATGAGATATAAATTTGATCGATCGCCGCTTATTAAAGAATTAGAACTTCACAATAATCCGGTAACAATTAGGGTGAATAAGTTTACAGAAGATAGTGCTGCTGAATTTTCTAGAAAGATAGCAATGGCACATAATACCGGACAAGATATTGTTCCTGTAATAATTGATTCATACGGAGGACAAGTATACGCGCTTATGAGTATGATATCAGAGATTAAAAACTCTGAATTACCTGTTGCAACAATAATTCAAGGAAAAGCCATGAGTTGCGGTGCAATACTGTTTTCTTTTGGAACAGAAGGACACAGGTATATGGACCCAAATGCTACTGTCATGATTCATGATGTTTCAGCCGGTGCAATAGGGAAAATAGAGGAGTTAAAGGCAAACTCTGAAGAAGCTAATCGTTTAAATGATCAAGTATTTAAAATGATGGCACAGAACGTTGGAAAGGCAGAAACGTACTTTCTCAAGAGAATCCATGAAAAAGGTCATGCTGATTGGTATCTGACTCCGAAAGAGTGCAAAAAAATAAATTTAGCTAATTATTTACGTGTTCCTGTCCTAAATATTAAGATAAGTGTAGATATGGAGTTAGAATAATGGATAAAGATTTTTACAATTCATCATCATCAAATAAATTAGGGTGGAATGCAGAAGATTTTGGATGTAGTCGTTTTGATGATAACTTAGTAAAAGCCATCAAAAAGTTTCAAAAAAGTATAGGGATCAAGGCTGACGGATTATGTGGCCCAGGTACTTATAGGAGATTAATTGCTAAAAAAGAGTCAGAATCACAAACACACAAAAGATATCATGCACCTGACACAGACGATAATCATATATTCTGTAATGGTGTTCAGGTTCCTATTAAATGGAACAAAGTTCTGACATATGAAGATTCAGGAGGTCTTAAAATATCTTCGGGTTTTAGAAGGCAGAATAGCAAGCGTGATGTTAAATATTTTGTTAATCACTGGGATGTTTGTCTTAATTCAGAGTCTTGCGTGAGAGTACTTAATAAAAGAGGGATATCAGTTCATTTTTGTATTGACAACGATGGGACAATATATCAGCTCCTTGATACAAATCATATAGCATATCATGCAGGCAGCTCAAAATGGAATGCTGCTTCGATTGGTGTTGAAATTTCAAATGCTTACTATCCAAAATATCAGAACTGGTATAAGAAAAATGGTTATGGAGAACGACCGATTTGGAGTGATAAAAAAGTTCATGGTGGCAAGCTTGGAGATTTTTTAGGTTTTTATAATGTTCAGATTGAAGCATTAAAAGCACTTTGGTCTGCAGTAAGTGAAGGTCATGATATCCCTCTAGTCGGACCTGAAATATCTGATACAGTTGATCCAGATTCAGTTAAGTGTAAGTTTAGAGGAATTATCAATCATTATAATCTTAAAAAATCTAAAATAGATTGTGCAGGATTAGATATAAATGAGCTCTTACAAGATATAAAATAGTATTTAACATTAAAAAAACTAAATTTACAATATAATTATATTAATCGTGAAAGCGTATGTATAGTCCAGTATAGTAGAGTTAGTTTAGTTTATGTCATCAATTCGTGTCGTAGAGTCTTCAGGTAGCCTTGGAGCATTACAGATAGCAGATGGTAGCGGTGGTTTCACCTCTTCCGACATGTTACGTATTAACTCTTCACAAAATCAGCTTTTATTAAGCGCTAGTTTGGGATCTTCTAATCATATTCTTAGTGGGAATATTCATTTCCCAAATGGTATATCAGGTTCACTAACACATCTTACAGATGAATCTTCTTATCTTGTCGCAGGTACTGGAATTACAATAGCAACGGGATCTACTGGGCAAATTACTATAACTAATAATGGTACAGTAGGCGATATTACATCAATAACTGCTGGTACCGGTCTAATTGGTGGCGGAGAAACTGGAGATGTAAGTTTAACAATAGATAATACAAAGGTAGCTACTTTAACAGGTTCTATATTTAGTGGTGAAGTTAAAATAAATAACGATCTGATAGTGTCTGGAACAATTTATTCAAATGAATACCATACAACCTTAGTATCTTCGAGTATAATATTTAAGTCCGGATCAACAAAGTTTGGAGACTCATCAGATGATCTCCACCAATTTACTGGTTCTGTAGTTTTTAAAGATAATCTGTCAGGTTCTCTAACACATTTATCTGATGGTACTTCTTATATAGTAGCGGGCGAAAATATAAGCATAATAACTCAGTCCAATGGTTCGTTGTTTATTACGGGTAGTAGTTATCAAGCTGGAACAGGATTAAATTTAAGCAATTATCAGTTTTCAATTGATGATTCAGTTGTTGCTAAACTTACAGGCGATCAGTTTAGCGGAAATGTTGGCGTAACAGGATCAATAAGCGCAACAACATTCTTATCTAGCTCACAATTGTTCTCAGATCACATCACCGGTTCACTAACAAATATAGCAGACGGTAGTTCATACTTGATAGCAGGAAGTGGTATATCAATAGCTTCTTCTTCAAATGGTTCAATAACAATTACAAATGATGGAACTGTTGGTGACATTACTGAAGTTGCAGCAGGCACAGGACTGACAGGCGGGGGAATAAACGGAGATGTTACACTAGCCATTGACAATTCTAAAGTTGCAACATTAACTGGATCAACATTCACAGGACCAGTCCATTTTTCTGGTTCAGTATCAGATTTTACAGCAACCGGATCAGTAAGATTTAATTCAGGATTAAGTGGGTCATTACAAAATCTAACCGACGGTTCA